CTCATCGCCCCTGCTCGGCCGCCAGCCCATGAAACGTTTGTAGCTGATACCGAGCTGGCGGCAGATCTTAAGATCCTCGACTAGTTGCGGAGAACCTGCGAGGCGAGGTCGAATGCCGCTTTTGGGTCCGCTGCGGTGCCGTTCAGTTCCGCGATGGTCTGCCAGATCGGCGTGAACTGGCCATCGGTGAGTTCGTCGAACAGATTGCGCCACGCCTGTTCGGTCTTGTCTTCGTCGGCTACCGGCTTGCCGCCGATGGTCGCGGAGTCAAGCATGAGAGGCAATGCCGCGGCGGCAGTGCCGAACATGTCGTTCGTGCCGTTCTCATTGCGGTGCGCGGCCAGTGCCTGCGCCCACTTGCTGACCGGCAACGCCCGCAACGTGAGCTTCAATGTCTCCGCATCCGCCTGTTCGCGGAGCTGTTCGATGCGTTTGGCGGTGGCCTTAGCCTGCCGGTTAGTCCCAGCCTCCGTGACCTGTTCGCGCGTGGCCTCCTCGGCCAGCGCATCACCCAATCTGGCGATATCCTCGGCGATCTGCTGGTTGAGGATGACATCGACCTCACGAGTGCGCCTGACGACTTTAAGCATATGTGTTCCTTCGCTTCAAGATTCATGTTCCTTTACTGGGAAAGAGAAAAAAGAGGATCCCGCACCGGCGAAAGGAACGAAAGTCCAGTACGGGAAGAATCAATCAGGCAACCCTCACGTTCTCCGCCCAGCCGGGAGCCCGGACGGAGAAATTGACCTTGCTGCGCAGGACGCTGTTCGCGGCGATCGCCACCTTGGCGCTCATGCCGACGCGAACCGCATACACGTTAACGATGTCGCCGGCGACAAAAGTCGAATTCGTCTGCTTGCCGTAGCGGCGCACGAAGTAGCCTTCCGCACCCTCGGTCAACGTCTCCATGGCCGCGTTCTGCTGGGAATGCGAAGTGTTCGTATTGTCGATGACCTCGACGCTCGGACCGCTGATCTTCTTGCGTCCGGGATTCTCGTAATCCTGCGCGCTGTTCTCTCGCTGGTCGGAGATGGAATTCTGCGACGGCGAGCACGACCAGCCGCCCAGGGTGACGTAGTTGCTCAGGTCGGTGCCGGCGCTGATCTCCGCAGCGGTCGGCTTCTGGATGTTTCTGATGGTCGGCACCCAGATCGTGTTGACCAGACCGTCCGCCGGTGTGGAAGGAACTTCAGTTCCAAGAGTCAAAACCATGACTCCTCCTTACATGTTTGGGGTCACATGCGTGACCAGTTGAATTTGAAAGTCAATAGGCGCACCTGATAGAGCAGGCTTGTGTCCTCTGCGGTGAGTCCGGCCGCATATGCGCCGGAATCGGAGAACAACGTCAGGCAGCCGGTGTCGAACCCGTGCGCGACGAACCGTTTTCCAGCCAAGGCTGGAATCATGAGGTCATCGGCCAGCACGTTGACGGAATCGGTGGTGGTGCTCACAATGCGCACCTGCAGTGTGCCGATGCCGCAATGCACATGTTGCGTCTCGCCGACGATGTGGCCGTTCGTGGTGACCGTCTCGATCACCCACGGCGGCTTCTCCGTCGGTCTTGGCGTGGTCTGTTTGAAGACCTTCCACCCATCCGCAGGTTTTGGCACATGGTCGAGGATCGTGTTCGACAGGGTCATTATCGACTGCACTAGAATCCCTCCACTGCGGCACGAGCTACATATTCCGCGAGCTTCGGCAGCTCTTCCTCGCCATGCTCGTAGAACCGGTGCGTTCCACCACCTTTAGCGGTTCCGAAGAACGCGATGTTGGCTAGCGAACCAGCCCCGCCCTTGGTGGGGCCTATCTCGGCGGTGATGCGTCCGGGCGTCTCGCTCACCGTGTAGGTGATCGGAATGCTGCGGAACGCCTTGTTGCCTGAGCCTTTCAGATCGTCGCGAATCGAGTTCTTGACGTTCTGCGCGCCCTTCTTCACAGCTGCGGAGATCAAGGCGCGGCGAGCCACGCCCTTGGCGAGCAGCACGTCGCCGAAGGCCGTCAACTGCGAAGCGTCGAACAGTCCGCTCATGCGTCCTCCTTCACGTTCCATCGGCAGGCCGTCGCCCACGACTTCTCCGACTGGGGGGAAATCATGCGATAGCGACGGCCGACCAGTTCCGGATTCGCCGACTTCGTGACCGTGACCAGATCGCCATTACGAAGCATGGTGCCGAAAGGAAAATGGATGTACAGAGACCAGACCAACGAGACGGCACCCATCGACTGCGCCGCGCTGCCCTCCACGTTCTCGGATGCGAGGCCGCCTGAAGTCTGCACCTTACAACGGCCCGCATACACCTGCGTGGATGCCGGCTTCACGACGCCCGTGGCAGGGTCAGTGACGGCCTCGCCTGGACGCGTGACGGTGCATTCGTCGGTCATGAGCGATTCAGCGTTCCCGCGCGCACGCTCCAACACGGATGGCGTCAGCATAGTCCGCGCCTGGCTGCAGGGGCGATGGTGAAAGCGCCGGAAGCGCCATAATCCGAGGGTTCCAGCAGCCTCCACTCGTCATCGAGAATCGTGATGGTCGGCACGCTGTTCGTAGTGCCGACCGTCTCCTGATAATCGTCGATGCGGGTGCTTTTGGAGGTCGTGCCCTCCGGATTGCGCGAATACCGCGCGACCGCCAGCGCCTCGACCAGATCGACCGTGCGCTGTTCCAAACGGCCGGTCTCGATGATCAGGTCAAGATTCGGCAGACGCTTGCGGATCGCTATCTCGGCGAGCTCGATCCACGAGGAGATCTGGTTGACCTCCATCGGGTCGGTTATCTCCCTGCAGAGCTGCTTCGCGACGTCCTGTACGCTGGCCGTCATCTGATCACCGCCTTACTTGCTGGCGGCGAGACCGCAGTCGCGAAGCGAGCCGATGAGCGCGTTGAGCTGCTTCTTCGTCTCGTTCAGGGCGGCCACCACCGCGTTGAATTCCGCGGCGGTCGGAGTCCCGCCGGCGGCGTTCGCCGCGTCAGCGGCATGCACGGTGGCGGTCACGGCAGCCTTCGGAATGCGGACTGTGCCGGTGTTCACCGTGATCGGGTTTCCGGAATCGTCGACGAACTGCACGCTGACCGGCGTGTACGGAGCCTCGGGCTTCTTTCCGGAAGCGAGTGTTGCGTAAACGGCGCTCACGATAAAGCCTCCAATCAGGCGGTGATGGTGACGAACTTGGTCTTGTCCTTGACCACGAAGCCGATCTCGGCTTCGATGAGGAAGCCGATCATGTCACGCTGCCAAAGATTGATGGCCGTTCCGTGGTCGTTGATGGTGGCTTGGTCGGACACCTTCATCTTGATGCCCTCGACGGTGCCGTAGATGGCCTGAGTCCAGTCACCGGCCACGCCGAAGATTTCCGGCTTCGCGGTCCGCCCACTGCCGCTGTCGGCGGCGACTGCGGCGACGTGGCCCCACGGGGACTTCACGACACGGCCGCCGAAGAAGGAGCCGAGAGTGGTGGAATCCGGCATCGGCACCAGAAGCGGACGCCCGTTCGCATCGGTGGCCTGCAGGAACTTGGACAGTCCGTGGGGGCTGAGCGCCACGCCGTTGAAATCGCCGTCGTTCTCAAGCACGGTGGTGGCGATGTTCGCGAAATCCTTGTAGCCGCCCTTGCCGATGCTCACCGTCTTGGCGTCCGAGAGGGAATCCACGTTGGACTGTGACGGCAGCCCGATCACGCCGGTCAGGAACGTCTCATCGATGCCCTGGGCGATCGCCTGGGATGCGCGGGTCTTGATGGTGTTCCACAAGGCGCTCTTGTCGCGGACGAACTCGTTGGACACCGGGATGATCTTCGCGAGCTTGAACGGCTTCATGATCTTGTTACCGATGTGCGGGCGGTCCACGGCGATTTCCCCGGTCTCGCCAACCCATGTCGCGGCGCCGGCGTCGGTCAGTGTGTCGTATGCGGCACCACGTCCAGGCAGCGCGACCTTCGTCGCAAGCTGGGTGACGGCGGACTGCTTCAAGGTGTCGGTCCAGATTTCACCGGACTGTTCCGGCGTCAGGTAGACGCCGGTTGTGGCGCGATTCAAATCAATTGCGGCCATGATTGCTCCTTAATAAGGTTTGATGGTTGTGTCTTAAAAGCCCAAGGCGTCGAGCTGCGCGCCGAAGACCGCGGCGTTCGACTTCGTGCGGCTATCCGGGTCGGAGGAATGCTGCACTGAGCCGAACAATGCGGACAGACCGTTATCGTCATCCTGACGCACGCCCAGATCCGGATACTGCTTCAGCAATCCGTCGATCGCGGCGCCCACCGCCTTCTGGTCGGATACGTCCAGGTTGGACGTGTCCAGCAGCTTCAGGGCGAGTTCCGGGTGCGCGAGCCTGCCTGAAGCGGCCTGCTGAATCTTCGATGCTGCGATCTCGGATTTCAGCTGGCCGATCTGATTGGTCAGGTCGGCGATCGTGTGGCTGGATTTCTGCAGCGAGTCCTTCATGCGGTCGAGTGCGCGCTTGCCTTTGTCGCCGAGCGCGGCCTCCTCTTCCGGGCTTGCCGCAGCGTCTTCCTGCGGCTTCGACTGCTGTTCCGTGTCGGCGGCGGTGTTCACGTCGGCCGGCGCGTTCTGCTGCGCGTCCTTGTCTTCCTGCGTATTGTCGTCGTTTTCGGGCTTTGCCATTATGCATATTCCTTCCGTTGCGGATTCGGATATGAAAAAAGCCGCCGAAGGGATTGCCCGATCAGCGGTTGAAAAATCAATCGGCTAGAGTATCCAGCCGTAGTCGTAAAGCATTCGGCGAGGATCCTTGCCGGTCTTCTCGCAAATCTGATAGATCGTTTCGGGCATGAGACGCGGACGGTCCACCTTCGTGTACCTGCCGCCGTTCTTCACGAATTCCTTCGCATATCCGGCGCTTATCATGCGACCCGACGCGAAGCCGTGCTTGGTGGTACCCTCCACCGTATATTTGATGCGCCTGTCGTAGACCTGCGCCGTGCTGACGCTGCCCTTGCGACGGTAGGCGTTGACCAGCTGGTTCAGATCCGCGCCGTCCTTCCAGGCACGCGCGTTCGCACGGCTGCCAAGCACCTTGACCAGCTGCCGGTCATCGAGCCCGTCCAAGTAGTCGTTCGCGCTGGTCACCGCCGTGGAAGGCTTCTTCGCCGTCGGCACGGCGATGCAATCGCAGCGCGGATGCCGTTCGAACGGTTCGCTCCCGCAAGGCCGGCCGGCCAACACGACGCACCTGCCGCAACTCGGCGGAGTCAGACCACGCACGTAACCCACATAAGGATTCCGCGCATGACCGGCCACGCTGGCGGCGGAACGCTGAGTATCCGCCAAACACGTGCGCATGCGCGCCTCGAAACCAAGCTCGATGACATGCAAAGCCACGTCGACGGTGCCGCCGTTGGCGATGACTTGCTTGCCGCGAGTCACAGCGCCCCACATCACGTCGATGGTGTCGAAGCCATTGCCGTTCACGCCGACCCATTGGCGAGGGTCGGCGGAATACTGCGCTGGCAACTCCACGCGGCTCATGCCGTCAAGAGACGCCATCGATTCAGGCGTCAACTCCAGCGCTTCACTCGCCGTCATCAACTGGGCGTCATCCAGCAAACCGAACATCTCTGGCATGCACATGGCGAACGATTCGCCGAAATCATCGGACGCGTTATGCCGCCACAATGCCGTCATCCGACGTGCCAGACGGTTGCTCCTGCGCCGCAGGTCCCTCGCCTGAATCAGAGCCTCCTGTGGGAGCGTCTGACCGTAAGCCATCGTCCACCTCCGGCTTCAAGTACACATAATCAGCGGTTTCGTCGGCTTCGAGCAGCTTCTTAGCTCGGGCTATCTTCTCCGGCCCCCAACCAAGCTCCTCCCACGCCATCTCGCGCGGCATGAGCGGCCGCCCGGCGGTGTCGGAAACGCTGTAAAGCTTGGTGACGGCATCCGCACGCTGCGCGACCGTAGGCGTTCCAGCGTCATACCAGAGTGCGTCGGCATCGTCGAACGCGGCCATCGCGGCGGGACCGGACACCAATCCTGCTACTATGCGGCACGTTTCGACGGCCTGCCGGCCAAGCGTCCTTTGGTCGCGCTCGATGCTCTTCACCAGCTTGGCCTCACGCGACCGGATGGCATCGGCCGAAGCCGCGTCATCGGCCGCCAGACCGAAGTAGTTCGGCGGCAGACCGGTGACGCCGGAAGCCAAGCGCGCGTAAAGGTTGACCATGCGCTCGAAGTTTTCCATGCTGCTGCTGGAGAACTCGAAGGTCTTCGCGTTCGCGTTCTTCAACGCCCATATGCGGCCGAAATACGCCTCCCACGTGGTCAGAGGCTTGCCGTCATCGTCAACGAAATCTCCCTTGGTCGCGCCGAGAACTCCACGCTGCGGAACGGCATGCGTCTCCTGCGCGACCTGCGCGTTCGTCAGATCGCGTGCGCACGCATCCGTCAGATCGATAACATCGGCCAACGCCGAAGTGCCACGTATCCGTGGCCAAGCGCGATGCAGCGGAATCGTCGTGCGCGGATTGCGGTATGCGGGTACAACAGGCACCACGCCAAGCGGGTTACGCTCAACGGAGATGACCTGCCAGGATGGAGAGACCGTCAACGTCGCGGCGGGAAGATACAGCCGCCATGCGACCGCGTTCATGTAATCCTCGGAATCCACATCACGGTAACGGCGCAGAGCCGCATCGATGCTTCCAGTGATCGGATTGCGATGCGCGATGATATCGATGGGCGACACGTTCTCGATCAATGGCCCGGCGCCGTTCAGTTCCACGACCTTGAACGACCTGCCGTACACCTCGAAGTCAAGGTAGCTCGACTGGTCCTCGTCCATGCCGACCGAACGCCACAACTGCCAGGCGTCATCCGCCAGCTGCAGGTTGTCGCCGACACGGAAGCCCTTCAGATCAAGCCTGTCAACACGGCTTTCGGCGACAACGCGCGGCCAGTTCACAATGACCGTGAACCGCTCCAGCTCGGGCGGGATCGCCAAGCCAAGCTGGCGCAGATGCTGCTTGCCGTCAACATAACGGTCGAGCTTCTGATAATTCGACGCACCGGCCTCCATCTGGGTGGAAAGCCGCACAAGCAGCTGTTGAGCCGACTCGGGAAGCCACATGATCCACCTCCATCATCTGAAAACGAAAACCTTGTTGTCATCGGAACCCCAGCCCAACGCGCGCATGTCCGACGCCGCCTCGTGTGCGAGGATGTCGGCCATGGTTATATCGATCTTCTGATTCTCGCTCGGCTTGCCGAGCACGTACTTGTCGCCCGGCTTGGCGACCTTCCTCGCGGCCATCATGTGCAACCGAGCCATGCGATCATTGGAATGCGTCGTGCTGTGGTCGGCGGTATCCTCCGTGAAACGTGTGAGCGCGTCGAACATGCGCCCGATGCGATTCGTCGGCCACGGAACAACGATATCCTCGCCATACTGGTAGCCCCACGCCTCAACCTGAGACTCCCAAGGATGCGGATCACAATAGAAGCGCTTCACCTCATAACAATCGAACATCTCGGACACGCAGGCGTCGACCTCGCTTCGCGGTATGCGCCCCTCCCATTCGACCGGATTCCAATACGCCGGACGCTTGGAAGGCCCATAGGTCGGCGTCCAACGCCAACCATCCACGGTCTCCGCACGCAATGCCGTCCAGTCGCCGGATTGCGAGCCATCGAAGCCAAGACAAATCTCAGCACCCGGCTCAGGTGGCTGACGGTCAACCATCGTGCCATCGTAAAGCGGCTCAGGCATATACGAACCCAAACCCTGCACGATCTCACAACCGTAGAAACGTCGGGCCTGCGCCGGATCACGGGCCATCAGCTCGGACGCGGTCGCTTCGACCTGATCGAGCGGCACCCACGGCGAACCGGAATAGACGAATTCGAGAATCTTCCGCCTGTCCTTCGGATCCGCGAAATCCAATGAGGGGTCATGCTTCGGAAAGAACTTCATGATGTCCGACGCCGTACTCTCGTAGGTCATCTGGCCGAAGCTGGCGTCCATCGGATCCCATGGATTCGTCAACTCCAACATGCGGCCATCCATGGCCATTGCGCCACGCATCACCGTGTCGCCGACCTCGAACATGCCGCTGCGTCGAGTCCAGATGCCGGACTCGTCGCCGAGGACGAAGTTCACCGGATTGCCCAGCTTGGAATGGGCCGAAGCCGTCACAGGGTCGATGCGTCCGCCGTTCGGAAGGCGGATGAAGCCTTCACGGACTTTCATCAGGTCGGACAGGTGACCATTGCGCACCATCGACTGCAAAGGACGGTAGACGTTCGCAGTCTGCTCTTCAGAAGTGGCGAGCAGCTGAATCAAAGCGGTACGACGCGGCATGCCCATCGGCTCACCAGCCGAATACTCGTACTCGAACCCACAGGAACAACCCCAGTCGGAGCAGCGGAACGTCTCGCCACCCTTGGCCCATCCACAGAACACGCAAGGTCCAACACCCTCAAAAGCAGCAACAGCCGCACCGAAAGGCGACTTGCCGAGTTTCTGCCCGCCGACGATCTGACCACGACGCCACTTGAACGCCGCAGCCTGACGAGGCCGAGCCGGATCATACACCGCATCAGGCTTCACCCGATAAAAATCGATGGCGTTCTCCAGCTGCCAGCCGACCAGTTCGAACGGCTTGCCCAGATCATAGCCATTAGGCACAACGCAGTGCGCGGCAATCCAATCGGCAAAGAGGAAACCAAGAGACTTCGGAACAACCGGCGTTTGCTGCTCGCTCATTCCGTATCCTCTTTCTGATTCTCAAGCCACCGCTGCTTAGCGCTCTTGAACGGAATGATCTTGTCGGAAGATTCTGCCGAGCGTTTCGGCTTCGGCTCGTCGTCGACAATCGCCCAACCATTCAAACGAAGCCCTTGTGGCGTCAAGCCGATGGTATCGGCGTATCGCGCAAGCACGGTACGGTCAGCGGCCTTCGCCCCCGAAGACTCGCACAGCACAAACTGGCGGACATAAAGCGCGATCGTCGTGAACATGTATCCATAACGCGGCATATGCCATGCGATTGCCTGCGGCAACCGCCACAGGTCACGCCACAATTCACGCTCACGCCGATTCCATGCCTCCGTGGCCTTCTCGTCGCGCTCCTTGTGGAAACCGTCGTCATCCTTCCAAGTGTCCCAAATCGTCCACTCGGACAGTGGAAAAGCCTTCGGACGGTAATGATAGCCACGAGACGAAAGCGGAATGATGTCGGCACCCAATCCACGCGCGTCAGATCGTGCGCTGGACGGATCCGGCATCGGACCGGAGCGCGTGCGCGCGCCGCCATACGTCGCCATGCGACCTCCAATCCTCGAACCGGAAAAATTACGGTCTCGGCCAGTCCGTCAAATCTTGAACTATCCGCGAACTTGCGAGTCCCCTCACCGGCGGTCTTGCCTTGCCTATTAGGGGTCACCCCCTAGGGGTGTTGGTGGGTCGGTTGATTGTATTTTTTCCTGTTTGGTGTGTGTTTTTGTTGTTTTGTTGTGTGTGCTTGCTTAGCTTGTCCGCTTGTGTTTGGTTCGTTTGCGTCATGCTTGTGCTTGCGTTTGCGGTTTGCCTGTTGGCTGCGATTGCGGTTGCTGCTGTGGCTTGGCTTAGCGTCGCGTCCAGTGTTCGCTGCTTGCGGTTGCTTTGTGTTGTCCGTCTTGTCTGTTGCAGTGTCTGTGTTCCGGTCCTGTCCAGCTTTGTCTGTTGTCTGTATGGCCGAGGTCCCATTGGTCTGAGGCTGTGACTGGCTGTCCGCATTTGGCGCAGGTGTGTGTTTCGCCTGTGGCTAGTCGTGCCTCCCATGCCCTGCGGAGGTGGCGGTGTGCCGCATCGTATCCTCTTGCCGTTGAGCTGCCGCGCCGCTGGTTGTATGCGTGTGCGTGGGCGTGGCAGAACCTTTGTCCTTGTGGTACAAGCTGTGGGCAGTTGTGCCAGGCGCAACGTCTCATACTCATGTGATCAATCCTCCACTATGATGCGCTCCATAGGTATGGGCACCTTGGATCGGAGCCGGAGGGCAATGCGATATTCAATCACCTCTCCATCCCGATATACCGCCTTGTGGTGCTTCGTACCGTTTTTGCCATTTGCGCGTCTTCTTTCGGTGTGTCGTTTTCATCCGACTTGCACAACTATAGATATTATGTTACTATAGTTATATCAGCCAAGGAAAGGAGGTGAACATGAAATGGACGGACATCGTAAGCGCCATCAGCTCGGTGGTGAGCAACATCATCGCACTGGCGGCGCTGGTCATCTCGCTCAGAAGGCCACCTAGGCACGGCAGATGACAAGAGGGTTCCGAGCACTCCTATTGCCCGGAACCCTCCGGTTCCATCCTATTTCATGACCACTATGAAGACAAGCACCATATTCGCGGCATGCGGCATCATATGCGGCCTGACGTCGGCTACGCTCGGCTTCGCCGGAAAACCATGGCAGGCCGGACTGTTCGGACTCGCCGCGGGCATCTGGAGCATCGCCACACTCCTCATGGACAGAAGGGGCGGCAATGACGACTGAATATCTCGGCGTCAAGCAGGTCGCCGACCGTCTCGGCATCACTCCGGGTGGACTGCTCAATTTGAAGCTGCCAGAGCCTGACGTGCTGATCGGCCGCACGCGCGGCTGGTCGGCCGAGACCATTGACGAGTGGAACGCGAAGCGTCCCGGCCGAGGCGTCGGCGGCGGCAGGCCCCGAAAAAACAAGTGACTGGCATACGCGGTTGGCTTCGAACCAACGACCTGCGGTTTTGGAGACCGCCGCTCTACCCGTTGAGCTACGCGCATAGGTGGGTATGAGTAAAGCCCCTGAGATGTATGTCCCAGAGGCTTTCGCACTTATCCTGATACGGAGTATACCACGGGGTGGATTCACCCTACTCCTGTCTGTGTTTTGTTTTTTCAGGCGGCTTGGATGGTGAGGCGTCCGCCGAGGGCGTGGATTACCTTGGCGATGGTCTGGAAGCTGGGGGTTCCGTCCTTGCTGAGGCTTTTGTAGAGGCTTTCGCGCCCCACGCCCGCGTCCTTGGCGATCTGGGTCATGCCTCGAGCCTTGGCGACGTTGCCGAGTGCGGCCTGCATGAGTGCGGGGTCGTCGTATTCGGCTATGGCGTTGAGGTAGGCGATGATGTCCTGTTCGTTTTCGAGGTATTCGCTGGTGTCGTAGTCGGTGATTTCGGTGCTCATTGCTGCTCCTTGTAGTCGTCGAGTATGGCGTGGGCTTGTTTGATGTCGGTCTGCTGGGTGCTTTTGTCGCCGCCTGCGAGCAGCAGCATGAGCACGTTGCCGCGCGTGGTGAAGTAGACGCGGTATCCGGCTCCGATGTGGAACCGCATCTCGCTGACCGGGCCTCCCACGGGTTTGATGTCGCCGAACGGCCTGCCGGCGAGCTTGCAGGCGTCGAGCCGGGCTTGGATGGCGGCTTTCGCCTCGCGGTTCCTGAGTTTCTTGAACCACTTGCGGTATTCGGCGGTTTGCTTGATTTCCATACCCTTATTGTATCTCACAGGCTACACTATGTCAAGCCGGGCGGCCGCTGGAACCCATCGCCAACGCCAGAATCTCCCGTATGTTGAACTCCCAGTAGCCGTCATCGACCGGCTTGCTGCTGGGCAGCTTGCCGCGGTTGAGCCAGTTGCTGATCTGCTTGCGGCTGACCTCGTACCCGTAGTTGTCCTTGAGCCATTGGCTCATGCCCGCAGGGGTCTTGGTCAGGTGGATTGCCTCGGCCTTGTCTCGGCTCTGCTCGCGCAGCTCGACCACGTTGATTGGGTTGCCGCATTTGCATAGCAGCAGCGATTCGCCCTTCGAGGCCATGACCTCGCGTCCGCATTCGGGGCAGACGCCGATTATCCGGCGCGTGCGTGGCCTTCTGTCCACCAATGGCATGATGCGCTGGTTCATGCGGATCAATTGGCGCAGGAATCGGCCCGCGTGCGTGGCCTGGCATAGCCATGCGAGATGTGACTGCATGCGGGGGATTAGGCGTTGCCATTTGTCGCTCCACACGGCTCCCGCGTCGTACCATGCGTCCTGCAGCAGGCTTTCGGCTTCGTCCAGCAGGTCGATGGCGTGCATGTTGACGGGTGCGGGTGCCTCGCCGCCCTTGGGTTTGCCTCCGTTGCCGGGGTCGGTGAGTTTGTACTCGTGGCGCGCGACCCGCTGCAATAGTTGCATGTTATGGCGCAATGAGTGGAGTGTTTTCGCGTACTGGCGGCGGCAGTCCTGGCAGAGCGTCCATGGTTCCTCTACCTGCTGGTTGCCGCAGTATTGGCATGGTTCGGTTTGGATGAACATTGTTTGAAACCCTCCACGTTCCGGCTATCATGGTGCTTGGTGAGCGTGCCCTCCATCTTTTCGGTGGAGGGTTTCGTTTTTTTTTACGCTGAATTCAGTGTTTTTACGCTGAATTCAAATCAATGGTTCGATGAATTCGGGCGTGAAATCATCCTTGTGGGGTGCGGGCGTTTCAGGATGGGCGATGATGTACAGCACCTCATCCAATGGCACGCCGAGCAGCTTCGCCGTGTACTCGGGCGTGGCCGCTTTGCTCCGATGCCATTTGAGGATCTCCTCGCGTTTGAGACTGCTTACGCTCATGATTCCTCCTTGAGCGTGGCGACATATGCGATGGCCTTGCGTTCACGCTTCGCATACTTCTCGCATTTGCGCTTGAGACGTTTGAGGCTCATGGCGTACAGGAACTCTCTGAAGTCGCCGTCCTCGGTGATTCTGGCTCGATAACGGCCGCAGGTGCCTTCCGCGCTGATTCGCGCGGTCAAATGGTCCGTAAGCTGAATCTCGTTCATGCGTTTTCCCCTTTCTCGAACGTCTCAATCATTTCCATCAACGCGGCCTGATACGACTCATGCCATTTGGTGCGGTAATGCATTCGGTCAACGCATTTGAACCGATAGCGTTTCTCCTCGGAGCCTTTCACGGTTCCTGTAGCGGCCTTTAGGTGTCTGCCACATTGGGGGCAGTAGAAGCTTTCGCCGTTGAGAATGAAATCGGAGTCCCGCACGTCGCCTTTGCCGACTATCCGGTAGAGGTCATCAAGCCAACTCATCGTCCACCTCCATTTGTTTGTCAAGCCATTTGTTGAGCAGGACGCGGGCCGCATCGCGTCGGGCTTTGGCACGTCGGGATTGGTATCCGTTCCGACGTCGGACGCATTCGGCGCAGGCCCGCCGCGTCTCATCGAAGAACACGTTGCGCCGCGGGTCCCAGCGCTTGATGTCCACCGATGAGCTATCGCCGTGCAACGGTTTACGACACAAGTAGCAGTCACTCATTGTCCGCCTCCCATTTCCTTCTCTCGCGCCATGACCTCCACTTCCACGTCGTCGGCGAGCATCCTCAGCACGCCGGCGAGCGTGCCATACGATTCGGCGGTCGGATACACCGTCTTGCTGACATACACGTCCCACCTGTCGGAACCTTGATGATTGTCGGCCTTGAGGATAATGAGCGGGTCGGCGTCGATGAAACGACCGTCCTTCATGCCCCGCACTTTGAGCATCAGACGTATCGAATCCGCCTGCTCGCTCGTGTTGCCCAGAATATCCAGCGTGCTCATCGTCCGTCTTCCTGACTCGTGTAGGTCAACGTGAAGCATTTATCACCGTTGCATATGCGGTTCCAAGCGGCGATATTGTATTGCAACTGATACGGGGCGGGCTTCCGTGAACAACCTCCCTCGAAGCCGAGCCCGCAGACAGTGCAGCGGAACATCACGATAAAGAACGTGTATTCAGGCGACCACTGCACGCCGTCCCGCTCCCATTTCGCCTTGACCTTGCCCCCACAACGAGGACACGGGCTAATCCTGTGAAACCTCACCAGACTCACCTCCCTCAAGAGGCGCGTTCAAATCCACCTGTTCGATACGCGCACGCTCCTGTAAGATGTTCGCGTATGTCCCCATCGCGTACAATTGGCTTTCAAGGAGCTGGAAAGAACACGCGGGCGTGAAGTCCAACGTGCCCTCCGCGTAGCCCTCAAGCATGTGCGCCAGCTTGCTGATACGCTCCTGCAATTCTCGATGTTCGCGGATCATCCGCTGCTTGTAATCACTCATTGTTTTTCTCCTTCTTTTCGTTGTTTTCGAGCGCGTCCAGCAGATTGCATTCGGCGAGCATGAGATGCGCCTGGGCTCGGGTCATTGATTTCAACGTCTTCGCGTCGGCGCCGGCCATCCAGCCAAGAGAGCTCACCTTCGTCTCGAGCAGGTGGGTCTGCGTCGCGAGATCACGCAATCGACCATCAAGCAGCATGGTCATCGGTTTCCTCCTTGTTGAGTCGTGTTTCGATTTCGATGCACAAGTCGAGCGCCGCCGTGAAACCGGCCTGGTAGGCGTATAGCGCGGTCTCCGGCCGGCTCATGCCGCCAATCTCCGTGGCCTCCAACAGCCACGCCATCGCACGCTCCTGCGGGGTCGGGAACTTTTCGGCCATCACGCGCCCCTCAGAATCGAGCCGAGTGAGGCAGCACCCAGCTTCTGGGCACCTGCGAACCGTCTGGCCGTGGAACGTGACTTCGGCTGCGCGGCGGGCAGTTCGAGTGGGTTGCGCATGGTCAACGCCTGCTGCTGCGCCTGCTCCGGGCCGTTGCCGAGCATCCGCTGGCGGCGGTACATCCACGCCTCGTCCGCGGATAGGCCCCGCGCCTCGCATTCGCGCGCTATCTGCGCCTCAGAGGGCTTCGACTCGTTGCGCATCCTGCGCACGATGGCGTTCACATCGCCGGAACCGCACCAGCAACCCGTGCTGTTGTCCGCGTAGAAGCGCTTCACCGCCTCCAACGCCTCTCCCAGCGTCATGTCCGCGCGAAGCTCCTCGTGGAACGTGCGAGCCTCCAAGTCGGTGATGGCCGCGTTGCCGTGGTGGACGCGAATCTTCGCCAGCACGAGCGTGCTTTCCTTGAGCGTCAGCATGTCAGTACGCCTTCCCGTGATTGGTTTTCGGCGGCTTCCTCGGCCGCGTAGTGGGCTATCAGTGCCGCGTTCGCGTCCTGGTTGGCCTGCGAACGGTTCCACGCCGATGGCGAGGGGCGTGCGGTCGGCTCGGGTTTGGCCGGCAGCGGGTCATCGTCCCAGTGCTCGCCGTCCAGCCAGTTCGCCGGGGTGAGCGTGTAGCCGGGCTCACGGTTCCGGTCCGCCGCGTACAGGCTGGCCTTGGCGAGCAGATACACGTTGTTGGTTTTCCGCCGCGCCTTACGCCAAGCCGTGTAGGCCTTGCGTTTGCCGGTCTTACGCGGATAGGTCTGCCAGAACTGCTCGAACTCGATGGGATAATCCTCGTCGGCGCTCTCTGCGGCCCCCTCGGCTTGCGAGGGGGTTTGGGGGAGAGAGAATTCTTCGTTAGAAGAATTCTTTTGGTTATTGGTTATTGGTTCTTGGTTCTTGGTTAAAGAGTCCCCGCGTGACTCTGGCGTGACATTCGAATTGTCACGGCGTGACATGCTTGTGACATTCGTTTCGTCCCAGCGTGACTCTGGCGTGACATCGGCTTCGGAACGCTGCTTGCGCTTGCGGTTGCGAGCACCCTCCGCCCTCGTCTCCACCTGTTCGCGGCTGGACTGATGGGAAAGATAATCGTGGATGCGGTAGGAGCCGTCGTCCGAACGTTCGAACATGCCGACCTTGATCAGCGCTTCGATGTCCTCTTCGGTCGCGTTGAGCTGGTAGATCACGTCGTCCTCGCTCATCACGCCGTCGTTGAGCACGTCGGAACAGAAGGAAATGGCCATGCAGTACACTCCAAGTGCGCTCGGACGCATACGCTGTAGCTTCAGCACTTTCGTGTTCGAATGGAAGCCGTTACTCAGCTTCCCGTAGCCCTGTCTGGCCATCAGTCCGCCTCCTTTCTCTTGTCTCTTTGGTATTCGGCTATCAATGCCAGCAGTTCGGGGCTGGCGGCGATTATCTCGCTGGGCTTCAGCCCCTCGCCATTGGTCTTGGGTTTGCGGTGGTAGCCGCCACGCAAACCGGTGCGACGGCTGCCACCGATGTAGGTATGAGGGTTAATCCTGGCCATCGTCCGGCCCCAACGCCAAGCCGTCGTTCAGCAGGAGCGCGAACAATTCGAGCGGCATCCACACGAGCATCGGATTGGAGGGCACCGGCCTCGATTCGCCGCGCAGCCGGTTCGCGAGCTCGCGGCGAATCCGGTAGTCCGGTCCTAACACGTGCCCCATGTGAGTGGCGAGGAACCGTTCGAGCGTTCCGATGTCGAACACGGCCATCTGCCGGGCCATGCCCTTGAGGCTTTTCACGCCCACGCCCCTGCGGTGTTGGATGAGCACCCCGTAGGGAGTGTCCATGTTCGCCATCTCCACTTTGAGCTCCCGCCAATGCTTGCGATAGTTCGGCATCTTCGTGTCCTTGCATTCCACGCACACCGGCTCGCCATGGAACATGACGCCGATCAGATCGCCCTGGTCGGCGTTGCCATGCAACGGCATACGGTCGATGCGCGTGTCCTGCAACGCCCACGCGAGGTAACGCACGGTCCACGTCTCGAGGCTTGTGCCTTTGCTTTTCGATGGGTTCGCCATCATCTCTCCAATCCGTAATCCGCGTACATCTCGTCTGCTTCCAAAGCGCATTCCGGGCAAGGAATCGGTCTTGCCGGGTACAGCGGGCACCCGTGCCTCTCGCAGACCGGTTCCACGTCCGGCGGCGTCTCATCGTGATACAAATGCAGCATGGTCAGAACTCCGGGTCGCTTCCGCCGTTGGCCCACGGGTCGGAGGCCGGTGGCTGCGACTGCTGGTATCCGCCCTGCGTCTGCTGCGTGTAGCCGCCCTGCGCGCCGTAACCCTGAGACTGTCCGCCGCCCTTCTGCCGAACGTTGGTGATGGCGACGGCGCTGGCGTTGACGTTGCAGCTCGCGGCCAATTCACCCTGCTTGGTCTGGTAGCCGTTGAACCCGTTGACCTCGCCCACGATGGTCACGTCCACGAACTGGTCCTGATTCTGACGCAGCTGGGCGATCTGGTCGAACACTGGGTTGAGGTTCGCGTAGCCAGCAGGCCACACCGAGTAGTACTGTTCCGGCTGGCTGACCCAGTTGCCGTTCCGGTCACGGTAGCCCGGCGACACAGAGACGCGCAGGAACCGTTTACCGTTCTTCGTCTCCTGCACGCCCCACGCCGTGCCCTGGATGATGATGCTCGTCCTGCCCGCCATGGTCACTCGCCTTCCTTCACGCTGGCCTTCAACTGGCCCAGCACCTTGTCAAGCTCCGCTTCGGTCAGCTCATCGCTTGCCTTCACCTCACGATTCAGAATCTTCGTGATGGTCTCGCACGCCTCCGCGTCCGAAGCCACGCCCAACGCCTGGAAGCGGCGAATCATCTCCGCACGCTTCACATCCACCGGGGAAGGCTCCGCCTCGGGCTGGGTTTCCTGTTGCGGCTGTTCGGACTCGTCCACGCTCACGTCAACCGGCGAATCATCCACCGTCTCGTCGGGCAGGGGGCGGAACAGTTCGGAATAGTCGGGCGTGGTCTCGTCGGAGACGGCCGCGGACTGGGCTTCGACGCTCACCGGGAGCCATTTGAAGCTGCGGCGCACCACCGTCTTCAACGCCATGGCCTCATAGTCGGTGCGCCATGGGCCCTTGTTGCCTGCGGGGCTGCGGCGTTTGACGGCCTCGACTTCTTCCTTGGTCATGTGCACGAACACGCTTCCTGCAGGCAGCAGCTGGGCGTTCACATACACGTCGGTCAGCGTGGCCTCGGTGTGCGGCACGCCACGGGTGGCGCGGAACTTGAAGTGCTGGCCGGTCTCATCCTCCCAGTAATCGAATTCGTCGCCCTGGTACACGGCCTGCGCGTGAATGCTCTTCAACTGGCCGGAACGACGGGCCAACGCGATCATGCCGCGATAGCCGAGCACGAACATGGCCTCCTTCTGGCCGGTGCGCATGTTCTTGTTACCGAATGGCAGGATGTAGGCCATGCCGAGCCCGTTCACGTTCGACGGTTCCAGACCGAGGCTCGTGCAGCGCATGAAGCATGACAACACCGATTCGACCGAGCAGCTGGCCAGCTGGGGTTCGCGGTTGATGGTGCTCACGTACATCTGGTAGAGGCGCTTCTCGCTCATCTCCTGCGGCATGACCGCCGCGATGCGAGGCCAGCTCTTCTCGAGCAGCTGCTTCATCTGGCGCTGCGGGTTCATGGCCTGCATCTGCACGTTCTGCGCCTGTGTCGCTAACTGTCCCATAATCGGTTCTCCTTTACTTGGTTTTCTTCGGTTTGATTTCGCTGAATCGGAAGGTGCGGCCCTCCCACGGCTGCACGACCCGCGTGTAGCCCTTGCGCGTGCTGTGCTTGTAGGTGGCCTGCAGGTTGCCGCAGCGCACCCCCTCGTGGTCTCCGATGTAGGTGAGGATGCAGTCCTGCAGCTCCTCCTTACGTGTCTTCAGTGCGTTGAGGTCGGCGGCCGCCTGCCTGTAGTCGGCCATGAGCTCGCGCAGATCAGTGCTGTCGCTCATGTCCTCGATGCCCTCCGAAGGCTCCGGGTAGGCTTTCGCCACGTCCGCGCCGGTGAGGGCGGGCATCTCGTCACGGGTGACGAAACCCCAGAAGTCCTCTGCCGCATGGATTACGGCGCTCACATCGTCCTCGTCGCGTTCGAAACGCACCTCCACCGGCTCCGCCTCGCCGATGTCCGCGTAGAAATACCCCCAGCGGAAGCCGGTGACGGCCATGTAATGCGTGACCTGCGCCAAGTAGTAATCCGGCGCGATTAGCTCGCCAGTCTCGTCATGCCAGTCGGTGCGCCCACGGTTCGCGTTCGCCGTCTTGATCTCGAGAATGCCCCACGAATCGCTCTCCTCGTCGTAGACGAAGCCGTCCAGCGAGGCGTGCATCAACGGATGCTGCTTGGATACCAAGGAAATGTCGGTGCCGTCGATGACCTGGTACTCCGGGTGCAGCTGGCGGAACCGGCGGCGCAGTTCGACCTCCAAGGCGTTGCCCTTGACGATCGCCCACTTGCCGCTGATATCCTCCGGCTGCTGACGGTTCGTCTTCTCCAACCACAGGTCGTAGGGGGTCGAGTACGGGTTGAGGCCGAGAATCGTGCTCATGTCCGAGCCGCCGACACCCAGTGCGCGGAACGCGTGCCACGCACTCTCACGCTCCTTCTTCGTGTGCTGGCGGAAACGATGCACATCGAACAGTCCGGTCGCCTGCGCTGCCATGTCAACGGTCACTCGCTTCATTCCTGCTCCTTAGCTTCGACTTGCTGACGTATTCCACTCGCGCGCTCACCCTGCGCCGTTGCCTGTCGATGACGACCATGCCCGGCAACGGCATCACGTACAGGTACGGGTTGCCGGTCTGACTGTTCCGGTCGCTGATCAGATCCATAAACTCCACGATCAGTTCGCCCGGCGTCATGCTCATGCCCTCGTCCGTGATCGGGCTCCACAGTTCCACCGTGTCCGTCATCCATATCCTCTCGTAGTCCGACGAGCCGTAGCCCGGCCTCGTGGATGCTCAGGCCGATGAGGCTCGCGAGGCTCTGGCGTGTGGGGTGGGCGGTCAGGATGTCCAGGTTGGGCAGCAGCCGGGCCGCGACCGCCAGCCACATGTCGTTGTCATCGGCGCTCATGCGGCCTCCGTCCTGTATTGCAGCTTGTTCTCGGTCGCCCAGCGGGTCAGATCGTCGATGGGGTAGACCACCCGGCGCGTGTCCTTTTTCCGGCCTTCGCGTTTCACCCCGCGTTTGCGGAATCGCGGGCCTCCTCCCGTGTAGCGCAGGTTCTCAAGCGTGTGCTTGGCGACCGTGTGGTTGAGGAATTCGACGGCCTGTTTTGTGGTGAGCTCCCGAATCGATTCATCCATCGGAGTATCCTTTCTGTTGAGAGTTTTTCTTCTCGCCCCCGTGCCAGCGGGGGCTTTCTTTTTTTTTGAACTTGCGTTCGTGGACGGCCACGGAATCGAACCGTGGTCCCGGTCTTTGCCGCGCATACATGACCTACGCGATCTTGACTGGGGGCAACCTGCACCGCCCTGGGCGGGATATCGGAGAATAGACCGAAGCCGACATCCCGCCGGTGCAAGAAAACCGACATCGTATCTGTCAGTCGGTTTTCAGTTATCAACGTGGGTTACCGGTTTTCCTTCCGCTATGCCAGACGGTTTTCCACGCCATCCGGCAAGACTGTTATTCGACGCCCGCCTCGCTCAAAACGAGGCACAGGAGCCGCAGGGGAACGAGCCCGAAGCCCATGAGCGCGGCCAAACCGTTGCCGATGGGATGCGCGCAACCCGTGTGCGACATCACCCATCCGATGCACACCGCGAACACGATGGCCCAGAAGATGAGGCGACTCATGAAACCATGGGAAGGTTCGGTGGCCTCCGGCTTCCGGTAACCGCTGAAGTGATGGCCGTAATCCTTGGCGTTCATCAACGCGCCTCCTTATCAGCGAGCGCAGGAGTGGCTTTGAACCGAGTAAGGCTACTCACTGTCTTTCGTGTGATGGAAGCGATTCGACTTAATTCGATTACGTCAAACGGAGCTGTTTCTGGATGGTTCAGATGGCGTGAAAGCGTGGTGCGGGGGATACCGGTCTTTTCAGCTGCGGCAGAGACGCTGAGATTGGCGCCATCGAGGGCTTTACTCACGTTCTCGGCTACTTGCTTGCTGTATTCCAGAGTGTTCATATGGTTCACTTTACTGACCAAATAGTCACTGTCAAGCATGACACGCCGACCATATGGTCAGTGCGCTGGCTTTACAAAGTGCTGTAGACTGTCCATATGGACATGAACGAAGCAACATCAAAAGCTATTGCAGCAGAACGCTCTGCGGCACATTTGACTATCAAAGAACTTGCAAAAAAAGCGAACTTGAATGAGCGTACTTTGATTCGTTTATTGCAAAATGAGCGCAATATTAACGTCATTCAGCTAGCGCAGCTTGCAGAGGTGTTCGGAGTATACCCTCACGAATTAATCGAGGCCGCCGAGCGCTTCATTGAACGTGCCGAGCGAGGCCCGGTGTCATTGTCGGTGGAACCTGATTCGGACGATGCGACCGCTCGTGATTATTATGCGATGGCCGCGAAGCACGGCGACATCGAAGCCGAACAGGAGCGCGAGCGTCGCGTGGAGGAGACGAAGCGTATTCTGGCGGATAATCCGATGGAGCTTGCGGCCTACACCGACCCGGACAAGGAGAAGTACATCGAATACGGGAACGGGGATGACCCAGCATGAGACCATTGCCGTTGAACCTGAGAGACACCTATGGCCATGTGCGCATGGCCATCTACAGCGCCGGCCTCGACGTGGAGATACGCAGCGCCGACCACCTGCCCAACGGCATGATGGGCTGCTACAGCGAGCGCACGCGCACGATACTCATAGACCGTCGTCTCCCATACGTGGCCAAACGCTGCACCCTCGTGCATGAGCTGGTCCACTGGTCCCACGGCGATGACCGGTGTGGCCTGCATGAGATGCGCACCCGCGCGGAGACGGCTCGGCTATTGATATCGCCAACCGAATACGCGCTGGCCGAACGAATGTACGACGGAAACGCCTGGCGGATAGCCGACGAGCTAGAAGTCACCCTATCCCTCGTCAACGATTACAAGGAAATGCTGCACGACAGTGTGGCCGTATAAGGAAAGAAGAAGAAATGGGTAACAATAATAAGGATCCGATGATGCAACCGATTCCGCTAGCTCAGCCTCAGGGGCCGCAGCCGCCGCAGAATGCGCAGACAATGCCGGGCCAGCCGTTTGGCCAGCCAACAGGAGGCGTACCGGGATACGCCCAGCCCGGACAGCCGAAACCTAAGAAACCGATCTGGAAGCAATGGTGGTTCTGGGTCATCATTGTCGTGGTGGTCGTGCTCGACATAGCCATCATAGGAGGTGCCGGCAATTCGCAAGGCGGCGGTTCGGCCGTGGATAGTTCCTCCGCACAAAGCGTGGCACCGAAATCGACGCAGAAGGCAACGCCAAAAAAGGACGCCAAACTCACCGGCATCACCGCATCGTACAGCGGCAGCATCAAAGACGGCGAACAAGTGACCGATAAAACCTCCGGCATCACCGTGACCGCGAAATACGATGACGGGACGACCAAGAACGTCACCGGATGGAAGATTCAGAACCCCGGTGCCGTCAACATCAACGCGCCCACCGAATTCACCATCGAATACGAGGGCCAGACCGCGAAGGTCAGCATTCAGGCGCAGCCTCCTGTCGAATACCAGAACGCGCTCAACAAGGCGAAATCGTATTCCGACATGATGCACATGAGCAAGCAGGGCATCTACGACCAATTGACCAGCGAGTACGGGGAGAAGTTCCCCGCCGAAGCCGCGCAATACGCCGTGGACCACCTGCAAGCCGACTACAACGCCAACGCGTTGGCCAAGGCCAAGTCCTATCAGGAAATGATGTCCATGTCCTCGGCTGCGATCTACGACCAGCTCGTTTCCTCAGCCGGGGAGAAGTTCACCCCGGAGGAAGCACAGTACGCCATTGACAATCTCAACAAATAAGTAAAAGTCCCGTTGACGTTGGCGCGTCAGCGGGACGTGTGAAGAATCCCAATCCCACCAGAGAAATGGAAAGGAGGACGCTTCGCCTCCCCATCCTAGCCGATGGGCGGGGCGAAGCACACCCGAAATGCTATTTGGAATTACGGCCGAACAGGAAACCCAACGACAAGGCCGACAAGAGAGCGAACACGTCTTGAGCTTTGGCGAGCGCGTCGGAAGAACCGGAGTACTGTGCTGCGGCGAACAACGCGACCAGCGCAAGACACGAAAAAATCACAACGATAATCCACACGTCACGCATGACGGAACCCTTCATCTTGAAACATCAGAGTCCTTCGAGCGTCGGCTGCGGCTGCACCGGGATATGGTCGTAGACCTTGAGGATACGCCGGTCACCGGTCTTGAGCTGTCCGTCCTGCACATACTGTTCCGTCTGAAGGTCAACGCGCAGCAGGTCATCGTTGTAAAACGGCTCCTGATGGTTTCGCCAACGGTTCAGGAATGCCTTGTCAAGGATTTCGCACCAAAACGTCTCATCACCCTTGCGGAACTTCCATTTGACAGAACGGGACTGAATCGTGTCGATCTGCAAGGTCGTGGTCTCGATGGACGGATCTATCGGCTGCTCGGACACCCTGGCCTCGATCATAGCCGTGGATGCCTGGGCGTCGATAATTTCCCTGCTGTTCGAATCATGGTGGATAAACCGTATTGGGTCGTATCCCTCCAACGTTGCCGGCTGGGAGGCCGCACCGAGGCTGTTGATGATCTTGCCGTCACGGGACGCCTTGTATGCATCGCGCCCAACATCAAGATTCAGCGGCCCGAGACTCAACTTCACCCGAGTGGACGTCTGCTCGATGACCTCATGAGGCCCCGGTTTGATGTCGCCGGTCTGCTGGAAACGCGCGAGCAGAATCTTGATTACCTCCATGAGACCGGAGGCGAGCTGCACCACGTCGGACGGGTTCATTCCCTGTCCGAGACTGACCATTGTGCCGAGCAGTTGCAGAACCACGTCGAACG